CGATAGGCACCACGGGCTTCTTGATGTCTTGATGCCCTCGCCCACCCTGGCTGAGTTGAGGCTTCCACATCTTGTACCGCTGCCCCATCGCCTGCATTGCGCTGAATGCTCCGGCGTTCTGCACCTGTACCATCTCGGTGCGGGCTATCAGGCTAGCCCGGCTGAACACGTCTCGAGTGATTGGCGGCCCGCGCTCGAGCGGCTCAAGTACTCCCCGCGTCGGTCTCTGATTGGGGGCGAGCACTTCAGCCCCATCGGCGAAGTAAGAGAATCTCAGCCGCCGAGCGAGCTCAGCATGCGTAAGCCCTGGATCCTCGGTTAGCCAGCCCGAGACGAACTCGCGGCTTTTGCGCCTAAACTCATCGGTCACGTTCTGAATGAGCATCGTCTGCTCTCGCCGCTTCTCGTTGAAATACTGCTGATAGAGTTGCGGCGGTACCGTGTAGCTTGGGTCTATGCGCTGCCCCGCATCCTGCATCTCTCGAATGCCCGCGTTAGCCGTCACCGTTGCGAGCGCGTCAATCACCCGCTGGGGATCGATGGCCGCTTTACGCACCACCCCTTTGAGCCGCCTAATCTCTTCGTCAACGAGCTGCTTGTAGTACTGGCTCAGAATCTGGCGAATCTTCACCGCGAGCGCTTTGCTCCTCGCCTCGGCTTTGCCTGCCCCTGGGCCGCGCCGGGTTCTCGAGAAGCTCGGCCATTTGCTCCGAGGGCCTCGAGCCTTTGCCACGCGCTGCATCATATCCATGCCCCTCCAATGTGACCATCGGATGGGTTGATCTTGATCTCGGGGATTGTCTTCTCATCGAGCTCGGTGCATGCCCACACCATTGCGTCAAGCCTGTCCGGGCTCTGCTTCGTTAGCCCTGGGACGTAGTTGGTGAGCTGGTCCTCGAGCGCTGGCATGATGCCGCAGACGTGCAGCCGCCCCTGCTCGAGACGCGCCGCGATTGGTTCCGCTCGGGCGTGCTTGCCCTTGGATGCGTGAATCAATTTCACCGGCACCGAGCGGTCGAGCTGCTCTGATATCGTGCGCCAAGTCTCGCCGCCCTGGTTGCTCTCGAAGACAAGCCGGTCTGCCTGGTGGTGATTGTATGCGTCAATAGCTCGACGACACACCGCGTCGGGGGTGCCCCGCATGCTGAGGTCTTCGAGAATATAGAGATGCCCATTCGAGCACAGCCCCGCCACCACTAGCCCGCTTTCATCAGACTCGGCATTGCTTGTGGTCGCTGGGTCTACCGCTACAACGATGCGCCGCAGTGTCGGGTGGTTGTCTACCCTGTATGCGTCAAGATCTCGACGCAAGAAGAGCGCACCGGGTAGCTCTGAGAGGAGTTCACCTAGCAACTCTTGGCGGCCAATTGTGGAACCGGAATACCGGTCGTGAATCGCCTCGATGAAATCCGCCGATAGATTCGCCGCGTTGTCCATCGTGCTGCCTCGCGTCACATGCGTGCTATCGAGCTGCGCGAGCTTGCGCAGCATGTGGAGCGGTCTCGGTGTTGTGGTTACCACCACTCGAGGCCGGGTGCCTAAGCGCATTCCGAACTTGAGTTGGTCCCAGGCCTCGAGCCGGTGCCAAGCCGCGAGCTCGTCAGCCCAAGCATAATGATGTTGAGGCCCACGCATCTGGTCAGGCTTCTCGGCCGTGTAGGTGGTGGCCATACTTCCATTGGGCCAAGTGAGCCGCCGCTTGCTCGGCTCATATTCTGGGCGCTCGCTGTCGTGAGCACACGCCATGATTCCGCTCTGCCCCTCAACCATAACATCCCGTGCATCACTCGCAGACCGAGCCACTAACGCAATGCGGCAGCCGGGTACCTCGAGCGCTCGCTCAATCACCCACTCGGCTCCCGTGCGAGTCTTGCCCCATCCGCGCCCCGCTTGAATCAGCCATGTTCGCCAATCCCCACCGGGCTCGAGCTGGTCTTGACGCGCTGCGAAACACCATAGGCGCATGAGCGTCTCAACCTCATCGGGCTCGAGCCCTTTGATAAACTCATTCCTCACCGCTACGCTCTGCGAGCTCAGCCAGTTTTGCCAAGAGCCGTTCTTTTGCGTCGGTGGTTTCAACCTTGGCATCTATCTCAACCTCTTGCTTTGTCTTCGGTATGAACATCGCCCGGCGCCGTTCGAGCTTCCAGGCCGCCGCTTGCCAGCTGCCATTCATTGCGGCTTTTTCAATCATTGCGAGCCATCGGTTGGTTGCTTCGCCCTCTACCTCTTTTATGCGTCTCAAAAATCCAGTGAACTTTTTGCTAGTCGCAAGGTTTGGTTGCTCTTCTGCCTTCTTCTTTTGCTCATAGTACCAGCCATCACTGAACCCAGCGCAGCCGCAAGCGTCCTTCACAGGGCACCCCAGCCGAATCGCTTTCAAGAATCTATCTTGCATCTCTTCGGTGAGAATCTTGGGCTTGCGCCCCGCGTTGCTTTTGCGCTTCTTAGGCATCGGGTAGATCTCGCGTCTCTACGGGTCCACAAAATTCTGCCGCCCTTTTTCCGCAGCCTTTAACGAAAACCAAAACGTTCTGGTGGGTCTTTCCAAGTTTTCTTGATGACGAAAAGGTTCTGCCCGCCATCATTGGCAAGGTGCCCACGCAGGTTACAAGTATTGCCTCATTGTAGAACTCAAGCCCCGCCGCCCTAAAGGCCTCCACTGTATCCCCTACAAAATTACGGTAGTTTCCCTTTTTGTCCCTCACTTCACCCACGACAAAACAGGCAAACCTATCATTCTTGAGGTAGGCGCATGATTTTTTGATGATCTCAAAATATGCTTTTTTGAAATCATCGTAGGCCATTGTAGAAAGATCTTCGGGGTTGTCGCTGTAGACTTCTAGGTCTACATAGGGGGGGCAGCTAAAGACTAAATCGGCCTCCATCGGACCCACCAGCTTATCAATATCCTGGCTATTGCCGTTTATCCACTCGGGCACGGGGTCCGCTGCGAGACGGCTCTGCTTTTGATTTGCCTCAACCTGCTCTTGGCGTAGCTCAACGCCCGTATATTTTCGCCCTGTGTGGCTGGCCACAATCCCGCGCACGCTCCCACCCGCGAAAGGATCTAAAACCTGGCACCCTATAGGGGAAAACCAGGAATATACTAATTCACAAAGCACGGGATCGAAAACAGACTTCCCAGAGCCTATATCGTCCTCAAGCGCCCAGTTGTTGTTTTTTGTCCCCCGAAAACCAATATTGAAAGCTGTAGCACCCCTCCCCGCCTCGCTCTCTATTCCCAATCCTAGCCATTCTTTTTTTCTTTCCTGCCACGGGCCTGATCGTGCGTTCAGAACCGTAAACGGTGGAAAAATAAAATCCGAAGCAAGCCGCCCGCTTGCCATTTCGTTGAGCGGCTCACCCACCACCTCATCGACTAACGCCGTCAGCTCTGCATCACTAAAGCCCGCCGCCTCAACGAGCGCCTCGTCTTCAATCTGCAAAGCGCTGAGCTGCTTGGCTAGCGCTTCGTTATCCCACTCGGCAAGCTCACCCGTGCGGTTGTCAGCTATCGCGTAAGCCGTAGCATTCACGCCATCGAGCTCAGTCGTAATGATATTGATTGAATCCCAGCCCAGAGCCCGTGCAGCCGTGAGCGTGCCATTGCCCGCGATGACGATGCCCTTCTCGTTAACTACGATAGGCTTCTGCTGGCCGAACCTCTTGAGGCTCGATTTGATAGCGTCGAGGTTCTTTGAATCATGCGCCCGCACATTGGCCGGGTCACAATCGAGCTCGTCTATCATCACCCGCTCAACTTGCATTCAATACCTCGATAATCGGCTCCCGTGCTCGGTCCTTCCAGACCCACACTTCCTTACTCGTATGCGGCGGCACCTCGAAAGACTCGAGCGCTTCCATCTCCACTGAGCCCGGTCTTCGATTCGCCTTCACTTGCACTAGCCTCGTCCCATGCGGCCCAATCGCTATTACATCCCACTCACCCAAACTCGCCGCCGAGCGCGTGCACTTGTAGCCTACCGCCTCAAGCCTCTTCATCGTCTTGAGCTCGAGCCTGGTGCCCTTGGCCTTGCAGTTCTTCACCTTGCCCATTAGTGAATCCAGACTGAGCCACCGCCCTGCTCTGGTTCACCGTTATAGAGCGTCCCCGAGCCAGACAACCGCTCGGTCACAGATCTCTCTTTCGAGTAGATCCCCCGCTCGATTGCCTTTACCGTATCGAGTATCAGCGACTCGCTCGGTTGCTCGCCTTCAATCCAAGCCACAACCCACTCATTGAGCAGCTCAAAATCTTCCATCAGATCCCCCTTCGATGTTGAAAATATATCGTATTTTTACACTCACCCGCAATCGTAAAGGGGAAATTGACTATTAAATCCGTCAAGTCAAAAGCCCCCCA